AAACAAAACAATTACTAAAATAGTAGGTGCGTTTATAGGCACTACTATTGGTTTTATAGCTATATTATTATGAGTGAACAACATCCACAAGATATTAAAACACTAATTAGACAGGAGTATGTAAAATGTGCTAATGATCCTGTTTATTTTATGAAGAAGTATTATTGGATTCAACATCCAACAAGAGGTAGAACCCAATTTAATTTATATCCATTCCAAGAAAAAGTTTTACATTTATTCCAGAATAATAATTATAATATTGTCAATAAATCAAGACAGTTAGGTATATCCACATTAGTTGGTGCCTATACTTTATGGTTAATGTTGTTTCAAAAAGATAAAAATGTACTTTGTATTGCTACTAAACAAGAAACAGCTAAAAACTTAGTAACTAAAGTTAAATTTGGTTATGAAAATTTACCAAGTTGGCTCAAATTAAAAACAATAGAAAATAATAAATTATCACTTAAACTAGCTAATGGATCTCAAGTAAAAGCAGTATCAGCAGCAAGCGATTCAGGTCGAAGTGAAGCTGTTTCATTGTTGATTATTGACGAAGCTGCATTTATTGATAGTATTGAAGAAATTTTTGCTAGTGCTCAACAAACCTTAGCTACTGGTGGTGGATGTATAGCTATATCTACTCCTTACGGTACAGGTAATTGGTTTCATAAAACATGGACTAAAGCAGAAGCTAAAGAAAATAGCTTTTTACCTATTAGATTACCATGGACTGTCCACCCAGAACGAGATCAACGTTGGAGAGATCAACAAACTGCTGACTTAGGACCTAGATTAGCAGCTCAAGAATGTGATTGTGATTTTAGTACATCAGGTGATACAGCTATTGAACCAGAAATATTAAATTGGTATATAGAAACATATCAAAAAGATCCAATTGAAAGAAGAGGTATTGATGGGAATTATTGGATATGGGAACATCCAGATTTTTCAAGAACATATGTTGTAACAGCTGACGTAGCTAGAGGAGATGGTAAAGACTTTTCAGCATTTCATGTTATTGACGTTGATTCAAATACACAAGTTGCTGAGTATAAAGGTCAACTAGGTACTAGAGATTATGGTAATTTTTTAATTGGTGTGGCCGCTGAATATAATGATGCTTTATTAGTTATAGAAAATGCTACTTATGGTTGGGATGTTATACAAACAGCTATTGATAGAAATTATAGAAATTTATATTACTCTCCTAACTCAGATGCTGCTTTAACTAATGTTGAAATGTATCTTAATCGTTATGAAAATGGAACTGGTATGGTTCCTGGATTTACTAACTCTCTTCGTACAAGACCGCTTGTCATCTCAAAACTTATTAGTTATATTCACGAACGTTCCGTTACAATACAATCAAAAAGAATGTTAGAAGAATTAAGAACGTTTATATGGAAAAATGGTAAAGCACAAGCTATGGATGGTTATAATGATGACTTGGTTATGAGTTTTGGTTTTGCTATGTTTTTACGTGACACTAGTTTAAGATTTAAACAAACTGGTATTGATTTGGCTAGAGCTAGTTTAAATAGTATATCTAGTGGTTATATGCCTGTTGTATCAAGTAATAATCCACATAATGTTCATAATGATCCTTGGACTATGGATGATGGTGCGGGAGGAAAAGAAAATTTAGGTTGGCTTATAGGTTAATAAATATTTATATATAAATGGCAAATACTTCTTTATTCGGAAGACTACAAAGACTTTTTTCATCTGATGTTGTTATTAGAAACGCAGGTGGAAACCAATTATCAGTAATGGATACTGATAGAATTCAGTCATTAGGTGTTCTTCAAACAAACTCACTAGTAGATAGATTTCAGAAAATTTATACTACTTCAGGTCCAGGAATTTACAATTTAAATTCAGCTCAAAATTATCAAAATATTCGTGTTCAGTTATATGCTGATTATGAATCTATGGATACAGATGCTATTGTATCATCTGTTTTAGATATAGTATCTGATGAATGCACTTTAAAAAATGAACAAGGTGAAGTACTTCAAATTAGATCATCAGATGAAAACATTCAGAAAATTTTGTATAACTTATTTTACGATGTTTTAAATGTTGAATTTAATCTTTGGTCATGGACTCGTAATATGTGTAAATATGGTGATTTTTATTTAAAATTAGAAATCGCTGAAAAATTTGGTGTATATAATGTTATTCCTTTCTCAGCTTATACAATGATAAGAGAAGAAGGAGTTGATACTCAAAACCCAGGTTATGTTAGATTTAGATATGATCCAACAGCTGCTACAGGTGTTACAGCTAATTACGCTTCATATTCAGGTCAAGACACAGGTATTTTATTTCAAAATTATGAAATTGCTCACTTCCGTTTAATTAATGATGTAAATTATTTACCATATGGTAGATCATATCTTGAACCAGGAAGAAAATTATTTAAACAGTATATATTAATGGAAGATGCTATGTTAATTCATAGAATTGTACGCGCACCTGAAAAACGTGTTTTCTATGTTAATGTAGGTAATATACCACCAAATGAAGTTGAAAACTATATGCAACGTATGATGCAAAAAGTTAAAAAAACTCCATTTATTGATCCTCAAACTGGTAATTATAATTTGAAATTCAACATGCAAAACATGTTAGAAGATATTTATATACCTGTTAGAGGTGGTGATGCTACAACTAAAATTGATACAGCTAAAGGATTAGAATATAATGGTATTGAAGACGTAGCTTATTTAAGAGAAAAATTATTCGCTGCTTTAAAAGTACCTAAAGCATATTTAGGATATGAAAAAGATTTAAGTGGTAAAGCTACATTAGCAGCTGAAGATATTAGATTTGCTCGTACAATTGAACGAATCCAACGTATATTAATTAGTGAATTAACAAAAATAGCTTTAGTACATTTATATACTCAAGGTTATGATAATGAAAGTTTAACTAATTTTGAATTAAATTTAACAACTCCTTCAATTATATATGATCAAGAGCGTGTTGCTTTAATGAAAGAAAAAGTTGATTTAGCTTCATCAATTATAGAAACTAATTTATTGCCTTCTAACTGGATTTATGATAATATATTCCATTTTAGTGAAGATCAGTTTGATGAATATAGAGATTTAGTAGCAGAAGATAAAAAACGTTCATTCAGATTTAAACAAATTGAAGAAGAAGGTAATGATCCAGCTGAAACAGGCCAAGTATATGGTACACCACATCAATTAGCTAATGCTTATGGAAAAGGTAGATACACTACAACTAGAGATGTACCTCCAGGATTTGATGAAAATGATCCTAATATTGTAAATATGCCTGGTAGACCTCAATCTAAACCATCATTTATTAATACTCAAAATGATCCTTTTGGTAGAGACAGATTAGGTGTTGATTCTATGAAAGGTAGATATAAAGATGAAGAAGAAGTTAATGAAGGTATTAAGTCTCCATCATATACTCAAGCTATTTATATACAAAACAAAAATATGTTTGATGGAATATCTCGTAAAACAGACATGTTTAAAGGAAGTAGTTTGTTAAATGAGGAAAATATTCGTGAGGAATTAAAATAAGTATATATTTATAATTAGTATAATTATACCTTCATGACAATCAAACACTCGAAGTATAAAAACACTGGTATCCTTTTTGAGCTTTTAGTCAGACAAATAGCTTCTGATGTTATGGCTGGAAAAGAGTCATCTGCTGTCAAAATAGTTAAGAAATACTTTACTAATACTGAATTAGCTAAAGAACAAAAACTATATCATTCAGTATTAAACAGTGAAAAATTAGAAGAAGCAAAAGCTGACTTGTTAATTAATACTATTTTAGATTTGTCTACTAAATTAGATGAAGAAAAAATTAATAAAGAAAAATATGCTTTAATTAGAGAAATTAAAAAACATTATAACTTAGATAATTTCTTTAAAAATAAGATTAATAACTATAAAACATCAGCTGCTATTTATACATTATTTGAAATAAAAAAATCAAAAAATTTTATAACTCCTGACCAAATATTAACTAATAAAATAACATTATTAGAACATATAACTAGAAGTAGCATCAACTCAGAAAATGTTGAAAATAGAATAATTCAAGAATTTAAAACTCAAGATAAAGATATTCGTATTTTAACATATAGAATATTAATTGAAAAATTTAATGACAAATATTCTAATCTATCTGATAAACAAAAATTAGTTTTAAAAGAATACATAAACAATATTTCTAATGTTGATTATTTAAGAAGATTTGTTAATAAAAATTTAACTGAAGTTAGAGAAAATCTAGTTAAATTAAAAAATAAAGTAGATGATAAAACAGTAGAAATTAAACTACAAGAAGTTATTAATTTAATTAAACCTTTATCTAAAAAACAAGTAGTTAAAGATGAACATCTTATTAATTTACTTCAATATCATGAATTAGTTAATGAATTATCTAAATAATCATGAAAAGCAAAGAAGAAATTAAAAAAATTATTGAAGCTTATATTAAGAAAAAATTAGCTCAAGAAATTTCTACTACAACTGGAGTACCAGGATTTGCTCCAAAATATGCTTTTAAAAAAAAAGAAGTTAAAAATGAAGTTGTTTTAAATCCAAGAAAAAACTCAAAACCAACTAAATCTGGTTTACCTTCATCTTTTGTTAAAGGTACTAAAAACAATGTTTATACTAAATCTTATGGTTATAAAGAAGTTCAACCAAAAGATATGTTAGATGCTAGTTTTTTATGGAATGAAAACCAAATAAATGAGGTAAAATATTCACAATTTAAAAAAACAACTGAAACACGCAGACCAGCTGATCAATTACATGCTGCTATTAGAGAAGTTCGTAAACGTGTTATAGAAATAAACAAAATATTAGAATATACTAATAGATTAAAGACTGAATTAAAACAGTCTAATGAAAACTTAACGTATTTAAAAAGAACTAATGAGGTTTTAGAAAAAATGGTTAGTGAAATTAAAGAATTACAAACTAAAATTAAAACCTTAACAAATGGCAAAAGCTAAAAAAACATCTATCTCAGCTTCATCACTTTACAAAGAAAAACCAAAGAGAAAAAGACCAGGGATCCATGCAAAAACTAAAACTAGTAAATTAAAACAAAGCAAGAATTACAAAAAATTGTCAGTTGGGCAAGGATAATTAATATTTATACATAAATGGCTACTACAAACGAATATCTTAAATCACTTATGTCAGCTATTCCTGACATTGATAAGGCTAACCCATTTGAAGTTCAAAGAGGTCTTGACTATGAATTAGTTAAGATGGGTGGAGAAGTAACTAACGAAACAGTTAAAAAAGCTTTAAATAAAGCTGTTAAGAATGTACTTTCTGATGCTAATTATTACACTCATTTATTAGAAGATGCTACTTATGAGTTATTAGGTATGAAAAAACCTAATAGAAAAAAAGAAGTAACTAATACTGAGATGGAAGAGGTTAAGAAAAAAGATAACATGGCTCCAAATCAGATGATTAAAGCCAAAATAGTTAAAGAATCTTTAGAAGAAAAAAAGAAAAATCCATCTGATTTTGTAATTATGGATGTTCCTCTTTTTATTCGTATGTTAGAATATGCTCGTGAAGATGCTAAATCAGATATGGACCTTCATGATGTAGCTGAAAAATTAATCAAATTAAGTGCTTCAGGAAAACCAGTTACAATGAAATCTTATGATTCTATTGTTTCTAAAACATCAGAAGAAAAACCAAAATCAAAATCTAAAACAGAACCTAAAGCTGAACCAGAAAAATCTTTAGATGAAAAGAAAAATTCTAAACCAGATTTTCTAGATTTAGATGGAGATGGTGATAAAACAGAGCCAATGAAAAAGGCTGCTAAAGATAAGAAAAAATCATCAAAGATGATTAAAGAAGATATTGATGTGGGACATGAAGATGACGAACCAGACATGTTAAAAGCAACTGTTTATCGTATTGGTGAATATGCTGCTGAATTATATAAAATGTTAGACATGTATGATAAAATGGATTCTGAAGTTGATTTTCCAGACTGGTGGCAAGAAAAAATCCATTTAGCTGCTGACTATATGGATAAAACTAAACATTATCTTGAATTTGAAACAGACCAACCTGCTTTAGATGGTTCTATTGATATAATGATGACTGAAACATTTAAATCATTTGTTGGTAAATTAAAGAAAAAAGGATTTTCTGGCAAAGCTGCTATGAAAATAGCTGGTAAAATAGCTAATTTGAAAAGAATGGGACATGGTAAAGGTCCAACAGCTAAACAAAAAGCTAGAATGGATGAAGATACAAATGAAAATAAAGTATTTAGCCCTGGTCAATTTAATATTCCAATATCAGCTGATCCTGATGCTAAAAAATTAGCTAAAGTTTTATATGGAACTGATGATAAAGAAACAGTAGATAGTAAAATCAAATATGCTAAAGGTGAAGCAGAAAAAACTATAAAATCTAAAAAACCTGGAGCAGTAGTATATGAATTTACAGACGAACCTAAAGGTGTTAAATATGCTGCTGTAATGAGATTAACATATCAATTTTATGACTCAAATTTTAATCCTTTAGATCATACTAAATTAGGATTAAAAGAAATGTCTAAATCTGTTGAATTAACTAAAGAAAATTTAGACTTAATTAAAAAAATGGTTAAAGAAATAGCTATTGATGTTCAAAACCCAAATATGTTAACTCCTCAACAAAAACAAGCTTTAATAAATAAAGCTAGACAAGTAACTCGTAAACCTAAAGTAGGTACAGCTGAAGATCCAGTTGAATTTATATAAAATTTTAAAATAAATAATGTCAAAACAAGTACTTATAGAATATTTACCTTTCAAGGTTAGCCCTCAATCATTGATGGAGGCTAAACTTGGTCCTACAAAAAATTTAATTGTAGAAGGAGTTGTTCAACGTGCTAATGCCTTAAACGCTAATAAAAGGGTATATCCTGACAAGGTTTTAAAACGTGAAGTCT